TCATAACCTTCCGTGATTTCACATTTCTCCTCCGTCTCACAGAACGTCGCTGTTTGGATTTATTCTTTTTGTTCGGCATTCCGATAATATATTCATAGATAATTATTTATTTACAAGTCATACACCCGAGACCCGACACCCGGACTGCCTATGTCCGCCTCGCTTTCTTCCGATAATTGCGCACCGACCCTACCCCGCCAGTCGCGAGGCTATGTGATTTATAAAAAACTTGTGCGTTATTCGTGAATAATCCGAAAAAACGGCACGGATTATACGGTCGTTCCTCAGCTTCTGACACCGTCAATTCATATACGGTAATATGATAACTACCGTTATTGCGAAGGGTTATTGTATATATACCCGTCGCCGTATCTCGTGTTGTCGTAACTGCGCCAGTCGTGGCATTCATCGTGATTGTTGGATACACGCCTATCCCACCGCCACCGCCGCTCTTGGAGATTTGTAATATCGAATACGAACGACCGGTGGTGATCAAAGCCGCCGCAGTCGAGGTTCCTGCTGATGCGGAAGCGGCAAACAAACGCACAATCGCGGGGGATGTCGGATCACCGCTGACAACCGTCCGCGTATAAGGTGTATGCCCCATCATGTAAAGCTCATATGGTGTGTTACTGCCGGTATAAACCCATTTCGCACCGACAGGCGCAGTCGATGATGCCGGCGCACCTATAAGCACATTATTCGCGCGGGTATTACTCCATCCGGAACTCGCGTTGGCCGCCTCTGAGTAATTGTTCCCGAGCGTGATTGTGCCAGAATTCACGGTGAGGTTGGTATTTACGTTCGTATAATTCGCAACGATGTAACTATGTGCGTGGGCGGTTGTCCCCGTCGTATAACAATTCGTGATGCTTTTGTTTGTGGAATTCGAACCTGGGACTCTACCGAGAATACCGCCACCAGTTGCTAAAATCGCGCCGAGAGAATAGCAGTTGGCGATAGTCACTGCACCTGAATCACTTCCGATAATACCGCCACCGAGGTCGTTAATTGTGCCTGTGCTATAACAGTTACTCACGTCATAGGCACCACCGCCATTTCCTCCGGTTAGATGGCCTGATATTCCACCGGCATTCTCATTAATCACACCGGTTGAGTAACAATAGATAACAACAGAGGTTCCACTTGACTCGCCAGTTATACCGCCGGCAAAATGCCCGATTGCGCCGGTTGTCCAACAGGATTCACATCGAAGTGCGCTAGCCGACACCGGAGAATGGCTTCCGACGATACCGCCGGCATGTTGGTCGATTGCGCCCACGGAAGAGCATGCTACGCACCTTACAGGCCCACAATAATGTCCGATGATACCACCACTATTGTTACTTATCGGGCCATTCGAATGACAGTTCATGATAACATTACTGGATTCAGTCGTATTATTTCCGAAATGTCCCTGACCAACCCATCCACCGCCATTTACGAGATGAGCCCCACCCGTGGCGCGGATTTCGAGATTCACCACATAAATATTATTGTATCCGTTTGTCCCTCCACCGTTGCCCGTTCCGTTTTGAACAAACCCGGCGTAATTCGTTACCCCGTCGATTGTAATCACCGGACGTGTTCCATCTGATTTCAGGAGGCGAGAACCGATTTGGATATTATCTGAATTACATATAAAATAGCCGTTGCCGGAACCAACGGTTGCGTCGATTGTTATATCTGTAATGAATTCGATGGTTAATACACCAGCAGCTGTGTTAGAATTATGTATATAAGAATACCAATAAATTTCGAACCAATTTTCTTGGTCTATACTGTATTCTACATGTTGGCCTACCGCCACCTGGCGGATATATACGGTTGTTCCACCAGGCCGAGATATTTGAGGACCACCTACCGCAAAACCGGTCTCACTCATCGGACCCAATAATAGGCGCGGGGTGGTCGCGCCGCCGGCGTCAGAGGTGGTGCCGACCGTTTCATGCGAAAGCCCCTCCGAAAAAACATAACCATACCCACGTTGAATCGGATAAGAAACACCATCTACGATAAAACTACCAGGACTATTTGTCAAATATACTAAATAGGTATTCGAAAAAGAGGAAGCACCACGATCCTCGTGTGCCGGTGTATCCCCCGCGATCCACCTCATAGGAATGGTTGCGATGTCACTAGATAATCGAAGACCCATCACTTCAAATAATTCTGAACGGATTTCGGCTGTCAAAGGAACAGAGAAATATTCAGATATGCTGTTATTCATAATTGATGTCTTTGCCTGAATGCGCGCTTTTGCCTCGGTGACTTCTTGACGCGAATTTAACCATTCGAGGCTTTCATTTGATAATACAAACGGATATTGACGCGCGGTCATAATAAATCGTTTGACAGATATAATAATGTATAATATACATGAATATATAATATACATCCGCCACACAAACCTTCAAAATGTTGTAGTCGCACTTGCTTCCAACTTGACCCATGATTCAGGCCAAAGATCTCGCGTATCATGTGACACTCCTGGACCAAACCAAATATTCGGATAGCAAACAATTTTCGCTGGATTGGCGTTGAAATACGCACCCCACCAACTGAATGTGCTATTTGGGATAATATTATGATCACAAACACTCATAAGTAGCATTTGTTGCCAATCTGCGATCGTATCTCTCACCATATGAAATCGAATATCTCTGCCATAAGTTACTCCGGTTTTATCATCAGCGAATCTTTGTTTCAATAATGCGACATTTCTCTCAACGATTGCTTTATCACATGGTTCATAAAATATCAAAAAAGAATAACATTCGGGGGTCGTGGACGTGGACGTGGACGTGGACGTGGACGTGGTTGCCGTTACAATATGCGATATCGCGTTATAATAATAATCAAGCGACGTCACCGGATGAATATGTAAATTCTGAACAGAATCACCAATTCTAAAATGCGTGCTTACAAGAATACGTTTTTTCGCTAAACTTCCTGGGTAATCCTCACTCCATTCTTCACTGCCGTAGATATTTTTGATCCATGTCTGTTGATCATGGAGCCGTATCATATCACATATTTCAGCGTATTTATCTTTGAAATATTTTTCACTTTGAAAATATCCATGAAGACGAAGGGGCTTAGGATATTTCACAGTGTCAGTCGGAACCGGTTTATAATGAAATCCAATCTCTTCCCATCGAGGTAAAGACTGAAACATCTTATCTGTAACACCGTTGCTCGGCGTAAGATACTTACGCAACCCTCGTAATAAGGTGATCCAATGTGTATATCTTGGATGACCAGGATTTCCCGGCAAAACTTCATAATTCATAAAAAAAAATGTATCGCGGTTACGTAGTGCGGCGGCAATCGTGTTAAACACTTGGAAAAGTTGGTTACCCAACCCACCCATGATGGTTATTGTTATCATGTTATAATTCAAATAATGGATTTGATTTATATTGAAATTATATCATCAAGCAGTAATCTTATGCCATGTTTTTAAGCATAAGTCACTTGTATCATAATGAAATAATCCCGGACCAAACCAAATACTTGGGTAACAAACGATTTTATTCGGATTATCATTAAAATACGCACCCCACCAGCTAAATGTACTATTTGGCATAATATTATGGTCGCATACACTCATAAGTAGTATTTGTTGCCAATCGGGAATTGTATCTACGACAAAAACAAATTTTATTTTACCACCTCCACCGAATGTTTCGTCGCAACGTTGTTGTAATGCCGCAATATTTTTTTCAACGATTACTTTATCACAAGGTTCATAGAATACTAGAAATGTAAAATCACTAGTGTTCGCTATCATCGTATCAGTATGATGTTCAACGATATACGAAATCGATCGATAATAGTAATCTATCGTCATTACTGGGTGAATATGTAAATTCTGGACACTATCGCCGATACGAAAATGAATACTCACTAATGTACGACTTTTACTAGGACTACCAATATAATCGCGGCTCCATTCATCATTTGCGTATAATTGTTTTATCATTTTCTTTTGGTCAGATAATCCAATCAGTTCGCATATTTCGGTGTATTTATCTTTGAAATATTTCTCATTCTGGAAATAGCCGGTTAATCGAAGTGTTTTATTATTTGTATCTGTCGGAACCGGGCTAAATGTAAAACCTCTTTCATTCCATGATGGTAATGATTCTGTTTCTTTTAATGAAGTTTCGTTCAAAGGTTTTAAATAATTAGACAACTTTTTAAATAAACTATCCCAGTATGTATGTCGAGGATGTCCAGGATGTCCGCCCAGATCGTCATATTTCAAAAAAAAGAATGTGTCGCGATTTCGAAGGGCGGTGGCAATTGCGGTAAAAATTTGAAATAGCTGATTACCCAATCCGCCCATGATGTTGATCGTAATCATTTCGTAGTATTATAAAGAATATATACGACGAAACTTTAAGTTATAACCCAGTTATTTTCATAAAAGTCAAATAAATAAAATACATAATAACTATGTATCATTCGATTCCATTACATTCCATTCCATTACATTCCATTCCATTATGTTGCGTCGTTTTTCCGATATTAAAAATGCGATTTTTATCAATCTAGATATTCGCACAGACCGTCGTATGATATTCGAGAAACATATAGAAGAACTTCATTCACGGGACCCAGCAGACTATTCATTCTATCCGGTTGCACGTTTCTCTGCTATCCATCATGAACATGGCGCAATCGGTTGTTCCAAAAGTCATCTCGAATGTTTGCGCATCGCAAAAAATAACGGATGGGATCATGTTCTCATTTTTGAAGATGACGCGTATTTTATTCATCCCGAAATACTTGTTCATCAGGTGAATTCATTTCTTTCACGGTTTCATGACGCATGGGATGTTCTTTTACTATCGGGTAATAATTTCCCACCATTCAAAATAGAAGCCCCTGATTGTTTTCGGGTTGCGAATTGTCAAGTTGCGACAGCTTATCTTGTGTGTAGTAGATATTATGATACGTTGATTCAGAATTTCGAAGAAGCGTTGGCGGGTCTTAGCGCAAATCCGGCGAATACACCGACATTTGCGTGTGATATGTATTGGAAACGTCTTCAACGCGAACACCGATGGTATTTGATTACACCGATTTGTGTGATTCAGCGTCCAGGATATAGCGACATCGAAAAACAAGATGTAAATTATGAAAAAATGATGACCGACTTAGTGAAAAAGAGGCCGCCGCCACAACGTTAGTAATCAATCATCCGTTAAATACCTATCAACCACCCACCACCCGAAATCACGATCACTCGGATAATGATGACCCGCCATAATCCGAATATTCGCGCATTTCGTCGCAATTTCCATGACTGCCTGTGTTTTCGCAGGAAATCGTCGAGCGAGTATTTTCGCTAAATAATAAGCCTGAACTGCGTGACCTGATGGATAGGCTGGCGTCCCTGCGGAGTCGGAATGAAGAAGTGTGCCGTTTTTTTCGTTGATGAGTTCCGGCGCAATTTGTGCGGGGCGAGCACGATTATATTTCCATTTCAACATTTTAGTGACAAACATCACACGAGGACCTGTCATAATCTTGTCCATTTCTTCCATCGTCATTTCATCGGATTTAATTACACTTGTAAATGCGGATGCTGGATTCATGTCGGTCATACGAAAAAATGCGACATCACTCGGCATACGCTTCATAATGTATTCGGTGAGAACTATATTCACCTCTCCGCTGCTTTCAGGAAATGCCTTTCCGATTCCAGGTATCGAGAGATTGAATGACGGATACCACCAGTAGTAACGCGTAGGCTGAACGAGAAGAACAATAATATAGGTAATCAATAATGCGACAAAGATACGAAAATTGTCGGGATCACGTTCTACGATCTTGTAATGATAGTTACTAAATCTTTCGCGTAATTCTGTTACAGCACCACTTTCTTTTTTAGGCGGAGGCATGCCTACCCATTTCCGAATTTCATTCCATTCGGGTATTACAAACATTCTTATAATATATATTAGTTGAAGCATATATTATATCGTGTGTAGTAGTGAGCATTACACATTATTTTCTTTTGGGGTTATTTATACGCGAAGAGGGGTGGGGAAGCCGACGAGGTTGGCACCGATACCGAAGCCAGCACCGGTTCTCGCAGAAACAGCAAGGCTGGGGACATAGGTATCCAGAATGCTGAATGTAGCAGCAGCGGTAAGAGCGATCAACGCGACCTCATCAAAAGAAAGGCTGCGTTTAGGGATGGCGTAGGCGGCGATGGCAACCATGACACCTTCGACCAAATACTTAATGGTTCTCTTGACGAGTTCGCCTAAATCAAAAACACCGGACATTTGGATGATTTATTATAAATACTGATAAGAAATTAATATTCACGATGGCGATGAAATTACATAAATGATTAATATAATGCGTTAAATCACTTAAACAACTATGTCATACTATATTATAATTCATTGCTGTCGGAAAATGTCATCGCATTCACACCCCCCATCTGGCGTAGAACTCAGGCATACTAAAACTGGTGATGTAAATCCTAAATACATCGATCTTCTTGAAGAGGATAAGCCGATTGCTGGACAAAAATTCGCATGTCTTTCTTTTGTTTCACCGGAGCACATTTTGAAACAGAAGGATCATTTCTTTTTTGAGAAGTTTCTTCATTATTGGGACTACCAAAAGTCGATGGAGAAGTTTATTCAGTTCCTGAATTTTGTCTCATTTAAGTATCATGTCAGTTTTGACAAGATGTCGGCTGATTTTCAAGAATTTGCTAAAGAAGAGAAGGAGATTCTTCAAAAAACGAACATTTATGATGAATACAAGACATTCTTGGATAAGCACGAGGATGACCTTGATAACGAGTTCAACGAAAAGCATAATTTTCAAACATCCGTGCGTGGATTGAAGGTCCGCGGTGTATTTAGCACACAGAAAGAGGCAGAGTTGCGGTGTCAGATGTTGCGTGAGGTGGATCCAAACCATGATGTGTTTGTTGGTCCTGTTGGTATGTGGGTGCCGTTTCACCCTGATGCGTATAAGACCGGTCGCGTTGAATACATGGAGGAGACCTTGAACCAGTTGATGGCTGAGAAGAAGAAGAACGAGGAGCAGGCGAAGACAGAGTTTGATAAGCGTGTCAAAGAGACAAAGGCGAAGGCGATTCAGGAGAATATCAAGTTGGCGAAGGAAAGCGGCAATAAGCTTACGCAGATGTTGGCGAATGACGGCGAGACGTTGGTGGACGCGAAGCCGAAGAACATGATGGGTGAAGACGCAAGCGCAAGTGTGGGTGGCGGTATTTGGAATGACAACGATGAAACGTCGTCTCTTTCGATGACTGTGGAAGAGATGCGTAAGGAGCTTTTCGAGAGTGATGATGTTGTCATGGACAAGAAGAATGACCACGGACTGTCGCGTTTGTCATCGTCAGGGGCGGCGGATACAGACGCAAAGAATGAATAAATACATGAAAGAATTAGTGTAATACTTATAATAAAAAATTGAAGTCCATTCAGATATTTATTATAAGTTCTATATTTTTACCAAATGGCCACTACTTCTGAACCCGTAACTGTTAAACGCATCCTGAAAGTGAAACCAAATACCAACAGGTCCAACAAAAACACCATTTCTCCTCCCGTCGATGTTGCCGTCGATGCTGCCGTTGATGTTGCCGTTGATGTTGCCGTCGATGCCGATGAGATTGAAGAATGGAAGAATGTGATCATCGAAACAACTAAGTTATACATGAAACATGGAGCAAGAAGTTCTGCAAAGGTTAACCATTTTCATGGATTTATACAAAACAAGATATTAGAATTGATTCATGATAAACCGGAATATCGTGTTGAGTTAGAACATCAAGTGGCAGCAACAAATTCATCTGGATCAAAAAGATGTGATATTGTTGTATTGAAAAATAATATCCCATATATTGTGTTTCCCGTAAAAATAATATCATCGAGTTACAAGAAAAATAAAAACAATTCCTGGGAAAATTTAACTGGCGAATTACAGCATCTCAGGTGGGCAGATGAAAATCTACATATAATTCCGATAAATATCTTTATGAACAAAACACCTATGCTTGACACCCATAAAAAAATCAAAACGTTCGAGACGATAACGTTCGATGATATAAAAATATATAACACACTGATGACAAAACATATTACGTATGACCTAATTAATTATATTATGGTAGTTGAACATGAGAACAATATAAATGACCAATATGACAAAGAACCAACTATTGTAGGGTTTGATGCGAATACCCCTTTCCGCAAGTTATCTGTTATATTAGAACACTTGTTATGATAGTAGTATCGGCAAGTCATTTAACACGCTGCTTGAAAGATTTATCCACCCAGCAGAACGTTTTGAACTATTATTTTTAATATAATCAATATTTGAAATTATTATATTTTTTATCAAGTCTATATCATTTTCGTCATTCGGTTCTAAGCATAAACAACTACTGTGTAACATATTTTCATACTCGAATAAATTTGCGGGTATTGTGCTTGGTTCAAGAAAGCATGGTATATAAACACACTTCTTACTTGAATATCGTATTGACTGACTTCTACCATAAGCATACCATGCCGGATAACTTTTATTGCCTTTATCTCGTTTCGATAATTCTTCTTTGTTTTCTAATAAATATTGATATGTAAGTGGATTTTCTGTTTGAAATTCAACTTCGGGAATTATTTTATCGTCTCTATATGGATATATTATATAATTTACATTCGGTCCGTTTGTGATCTGTTTCCAACATGGTTCATCATATAACCTGTCTTTTTTGATGAATACTTTATCTCTTAACGTTGCTATTCCATTTCTGATCTTACAAATATTTTTCAGCGTATTCTCTGATGAATTTAAATTGAACAAAGAGTAATTCGTTATAATACTTTCATATGGAATAATATTACCATTATAGATTAGATTTGTTTTTTGGGTCTTGTCGAAAACAGTTATACAACAATATACAGATGCGTTAGTGAATACCTTTTTTTCTTTGAAATCTATAATTTCTTTGATCAATCTGTTATCGAACAGATATTTTCTTAATTCATAAGCTGTCTTGGTGTATAAATATGAGTTGGGTGTAATGCTAACCATAACACCATCGTCAGCCAATAATGATAAACATCTAATTATAAACGCATAATAAATATCGATTGAGCCCTTATTCAACAACTCGAAATTAGAAGTTATAAATTCTCTATATTGAACAGGTAACTCTTGGATTTTTATGTATGGTGGATTAAGTATGATATTCTCGTATTTTTCGTCTATTTTTTTTTTCAAGAAATCACAATTGAACTTATTTAATTTTACATGATCACTAATTTGGGTGATATATTGTGCTTTTATTTCATAGACATCAATTCTCTCATAATTTTCAACGTTTATATGTTTTAATAAATTTCCGGTCCCAACACAAGGTTCCAATAATTTACCACGATGTGACAACCTTGTTGACATAATCGTGGATATGTCGTCCGGTGTAAATATATCACATTTGGTAATACTCGTTAATTCGTCGTCGTGGTCCTGATCGTGGTCGTGGTCGGCGTTTTCGAGATGTGTAGCAACCAGTTCAATCAATTCGTTTTTATTCTTGGATTTACAACTGGCGATCCCTAATTCTTGACATCTTGTCAAAAGTGCGGTCTTTGATAATTTACTCAGTTCCATATCTTTCAATAATACTAGTTCAACAGTAGTATAATATAGTTCAATTTTATATTGTAGATTACTATTACTATTACGTTTCTTTGTCTAAAACGCAAAAGCAGCAGTTTCTACACAGTAATCAGCATAACATAACGATTCCATCCAAACCAATCGCAATTATTTTATAATGTGTGATTATTATTACTGAGATTACAGGTGCGTTGTTTAGACGGACTGCGCGACACAGTAATAATAATCTTTGAAGACTGTTTTGTCTTTGACACTTCGACTCATTTTGGCGGCGGAGAAGCCTTCGGCAGCAGCTGCTTTGGCGATTGTATCCCATGTCTTCAAGACTTGGTTTGAATTGACAAGGCGTTTCTCTACTTTCTTACCGGTGGTTGATATTTGAACACTAATCACCGGATTGGACTGTCCTTGAATAACTGCTTGTGTCATCGTGTAATAATTCTCTTTCAGAGCGAGACCGTAATACCCTTCATTGCCGCAATTTTCACTCCACACCGTCGCTTTTAGAGCATTCGGGCACACATTTAGGTAGGTCTTCAGGTGATTCATGTCAGTTTCGGTTGGTGTCTGTCCGACAGAGAGTTTCCATTTTTGATATTCCTTCAATAATACATTATTCAGAATTTTGCCTGTATCTGAGAACTTACAGCACTCGAAAATAAAAGTTTCAACACTAAACTGTGCTGGATTTTCGGCTTCAGTTGCGATGACCTTCTTGTATTCCACCGTCTTCAACTTGATACCCTGATAGCCGTGAATACGTTCGATACGCTTGGGTTTGAATTTTACGTCTAAATAATGCTTCAACGCGTGGAAGGTTTCTTTCGCTGGTTTCGTATGCGACCAAAGACGGAATCGTCCTTCAAGATTTACGGATTCTTCTTCGACATCGGGACGCACGATACAGCATGTCGCGACGAACTCGTCGAACTTTTTCGTCATTTCATTTTCGGGGAGAAGAATGTGCTGGGTAAAGGGAGATTCATTTTCGCTTGCGATGACTTGAAGTGCTTGGGATTGTTGCGCGTTCTTCTCGTTGAGTTCGTTGTTTGCTAGAGTGAGGTCGTGGATAGTCTTTTTTTTCGATTCGAGGTCGTTAGCAAGTTTCGCATTTTCGGCTTCCAATTCTTCATTGCGTTGAAGCAGTTTGTTGAAATTTTCCACATTATACATTCTCGAGTGAATAATATCCTCAATATGTTTTGTCAAGCGGGCAATTGTGAAATTGGTGTTGTCATATGCCATGATTTCGGTCTTGTTTTTACAGGCGACTTCAATCGTGCGAAGTTGGCGTTTGATTTTCGGGTGTGCTTTAATGTGGTTCTCGATTTCGGTTCTATTTGCCACTCTGAATGCTGCGGCGAGGATGAAATTATCGTATTTCTTGTGATGGTCGGCGACACGAGTGGCGAGGTCGTTGGTCTGTCCGAATTTGATGAGTTTTTCGTTGTCGGCGTTGGTGTTGTCGATGGTGCCGAAATAAATGGTTTGAGTATTCAAAGGAAACTGAGTGATAAGCGTCTTCTCGACCGCGCGTTTCTTTTCTTGGGTCAGGGTGATTGTGGCTTGGTTGAGGGTGATGGTGGCTTGGTTGAGTTGTGCGTTCTTTTGTTCGAGCTGGGCGCGGAGTTCGCTGGTCTCAGTGTCAAGGATTTGATGCAATGTTTCTTCCAAACGCAAATAATAGTCATGGATTTCACCGGCTTTCTTTGTCTGTGCTTTAAGGCAGAGAAGTTTGAAGCATCGGATTGTGAGTTTGATGGTTTGCTTGTTGTGACCGCCGTGTTTTTTGGGTTTGTCTTGATTGGTGGATTGTTCTTCATCACTATCAGAACTCGATGAAGTGACAATTTTATAATCGACATTGTGTTTAAACACAGATTCTATTAATAATCTTACATTTATCTTTTGGGCAAATCCTAACCATTTCCATACATCATCCAAATCAATAACAAAATCAGTATTCTTATCATAATTGAGGTAACAATAAAAACTAGCAACAAACAATTGCTGTTCAAATGTATTGAAGTTTTCTTGGAGTTTCTCGAGAAGGATATTATTATATTTTTGAGACAACTTTGTAATCGGATTTTTCTCGATGAGTTCAACAATGTTGAGGGTAGCAGCCGAGGCGGCACAGGCG